ATATGTTACAAGTATAAAGCTAGATATATACAATATAATATCATAATATGAGCGAGAGCGAAAAGAAGAAAACAATAGCTGAACAGGCAGATGACATTAGGTTAGAGCTGGATGCATTAATTGGAGATTCTCCACTTGATGTTGAAAATGACCCTAAAGATCTACCTATCCAGGCTAAACCAACGGCCATGGCGCCACTGGTTAATTATACTGAATTAAAGTCTACTGCAACTAAGAAGGCACAAAAGACTATTACCGCTCTAATGAAATTTTATCTCGATGCAGATATTATCGAAAAGGATGAGTATATTGCTGCTAAAAAACAGATGGATGAAATGACAATGTCATCTTTAATTTATCAGTTAAATGCCGGTGAAAAAGCACTGACTACTCTATTAGAAACTATTGACTCTGGAGAATTAGCACCTAGGATGTTTGAGGTATTGGCTACTTTACAGAAATCAATGTTAGATATTATCAAATCACAAACTATGTATTTGATGGCTGCAGAAGAGGGTACAAAAAGAATTGCAAGGGATTTAGAAATATATCAACAAAGAGCAAATAACTCAGAAATTGAAAGTTCAGGTGGTGACTCTAGTAATAAAAATATCCAAAGAGGTACAAAAGACCTAATGGCTGCAATTCAAGCAGGTATTCATGGTGCTAATGAAGAGGATATTGAAGACGTAGAACTAACAGAAGAATAAATGTCAGACGGAATAGGAGATAATAAATGGATTCCAAAAGCAGAGGGTGATGCCACCATGTCTGATAGAATCGTATGGTCGACTAGGCAAATCAACGACTTGTTGATTGCTATGGATCAGGGTTATCGTCCTAAGATTAAGTTACCATTCTACGAGGGTAGACAATTTCTAAAGAAGGGTAATATTGTATTTGAATATACTGATGAGGAAATTACTGAGTTGGCCAGATGTGCCAAGGACATCGTCTACTTTGCAGAGAAGTATGCAGTAGTAATGACAGATGAAGGTATTCAACAAGTAAAGCTGAGAGATTATCAAAAAGAAATGTTGAGGAATTTCCAGAATGATAGATTTAATATTGTTCTTGCTGCTCGACAAATGGGTAAAACCGTAACTGCATCTATATTTAATGCATGGTATGTTACCTTTAATATGGATAAGAATACTCTGTTACTTGCGAATAAATCTGATTCAACAAAAGAAATTATTGATAAAGCCAAAACAGTAATCGAGAACTTACCGTTCTTTATGAAACCTGGTATTATTAAATATGATGTCATGAATGTGAGATGTGATAATGGTTGTCGTCTAATAGGACAATCAACCACAGCAAAATCTGGTATTGGTTTTACAATCCATAACTTATACCTAGATGAGTTTGCCCACGTCCATCCATCGATTGCTGATTCTTTTTACGAGAATGTATATCCTACATTATCCTCATCGAAAGTCTCAAGAATAACAATTACATCTACGCCAAACGGATTTAATAAGTTCTATCAAATCTATGCTGCGGCAGATCGAGGTGATAATGAATATCTAGCGACAAGAATTGATTGGTGGCAACACCCTGATAGAGACGACGCATGGTATGATAGAGAGCTTGCTAACCTAGGTTCGATTGAAGCCTTTAATAAACAATATGGGAATGAATTCGTTTCCTCATCCAACCTCTTATTAGACCCAGTCGATATGAAGAAGATGAGAAAGAGAATGAAGCCTTATGTCTATCATGACTTTGATGAATTCGATTATATTAGTATTGATACAAAAGGTTTCTTAGAATGGGATCCAGGCTTTGATATTGATACTTGTAAAGATACTGAAAACTTTTGGTTGTTCTCAGTAGATATTGCAGAAGGTAATGGCGGTGATTCCTCCGTTATTAATATTTTTAAAGTCGCTCCGATGAATTCAGAAGAAATTAAGAACGTTATTAATCCTGGCGCGATGTACGACTTTTTTAAATTTGAGCAAGTTGCTAGGTTTAAATCAAATGAACATGTCATTGAAGATTTTGCGAAAGTACTTTATACTTTAGCAGTAGATATATTTAACTCTGAAAACGTAAAAATGATTATAGAGTATAATACTTATGGTACTGTTTTATTCCAGTACTTAAGAAGTATATTTCCACAAAGAAATGATTTTGACGATGAGATGATAGTAAAATTTAGACACCGACATGATGCGAAGACTATAAAACCAGGAATAAAACTAAAATCTGACAATAAAGCTATCTTTTGTCAGAACTTTGCAAAATTGTATAAGATAAATAGAATAGATTTAACTGATGAAGTTACAGTAACCGAGGCATCCTTATTTGGTACTTTACCAAGTGGTAGTTACGGCGCTCAAATGGGGAACGATGATGTTATTATGACATGTATTACTGCGACCGAATTTTTTAATACAACGGATTATGCAGATTTCGTTGAGGAGATCTTAGATTTCATAGATCCTGTGGTTCACGACGAGATGGAAGCCATCTTATATAAGGACAGTGACCAACAAGGAGATTTACAATATGATATTTATGACCTACTTAAATAAATTTGCAAAAAGACAAGGATATATAATAAAAGAATTAAAAAATAACAACTAAACGATTATGGCATTAAGTCCTCAATTACTACAGTTCAAAAGCTCAGGCGTATATCGCTTAGAGTTCGACAAATCACAAACTGTTAACATTCCAGCTGAAACTATTAGATTAGTTGTAGGTAGATCTAATAAAGGTCCTTACAACACTCCAGTATTAGTAGAAGATGTTGAACAATTTAAACAAGTTTTCGGTGGCGTTGATAAGTCACTAGAAAAGAAAAATATGTTCTTCCACAGATCGGCTATTGAAGCTCTATCTAGAGGACCAATCTTAGCATTAAACTTAACTGCTGTTGATGATGACGATAAAGTATCGATTTTATCTCCAGCAACTAACTCTTCACAAGAAGGTTTATCTGCTAATACTATTCAATCATCAGAATTAGCTGGTAAGAAATTCAGCGACGTATTTGATATTGATAAGTTTTGGAATCCTTCAGACGAGAAATTATTAGTCGCTGCTGCAGAAGACACAAATCACGGTATTTCTTTTGTAAATATTAAACAAGACCCAATCACAGTTATCATTAGACAAGCTGCTGATACTAGAGGTTTTGAATTAACTGCAAGAGAATGGTTCGGAGAATCTAATGTACCAGAAGGTGTTGAAGCCGATGAGTACGTATCAGACTACTTAGTAGATGTATTTGTATTCAAAGGTAAATTTGATGCTACTGAATTAAACAATGACCCTAACTACGGAGACTACTTTGACTCTGATGGTTTAATAAAATCACAATTCGCTAAATTTGCTGGATTAAGAGAAGTAACTCTTTTAGCACAATATAACGCATTATCTTTAATACCTGAATTTATTGATGCTGAAGGTAATCAAATGTACATCGAAACTCTAATTAATATGGAGGCTAGAAGAACAGGTTTATTCTGTGCTGTACAAGAAGATGCTCTTCCACAAATCGATTTAATCGGTAATGGATTTGACATCTACCAAGATTACGAAGTATTATCTCACAAGGTTAATCAAGAAAAAACTAGTGAATTAGTGGATTTAACATCTGTTAATGGTATTGTTTCTGTTGATGGAGCAGTATTAACAATTACAGGTTCAGCAACAGCTGCAGGACTTGCACCAGGTATTACTGACGCAAAATACTTAAAAAGTGCAGTTAACAATGAGTATGTTAAGATTGATACAATAGAAGATGTTGCAGGTAATGTAGTTATTACAGCACTAGGTAATATCTCTAAATCTTATGAGAAATTTGAAACAGCTAATTCTGCTGTATGGCAAACTCCAACTTCTATTATCGTTGATGCTAACGGTAACCTAGAAATTGGTGCCGGACCATTTGACTATGGAGATTTACAAAATGGCGGATTATCTTACTTATTGTCAGAAAACGCTGGTGAATATGTAGCAATCAATAATGTCGAGGTAGATAACGTTACAGGTGTTGTAACTGTATCTCCTGTAGGTAATGTTGGTTTTAGCGCTGATTACGCTAACGCATCGGCTGTTGAATTAGTAGTTTACAAGACAAAAGTAAATAACGCTTTTGATATTTGGACATTATCTCCAAACGATAGAACAGAGATGTTCCCTACACTATCTGGTGGTTGGGAATTTACTGCAAATGGCGCTGGTGTATTTACATTCTCTTACAATGGAGTTGGTGTATTAAACGCTGACATTAAAGTAGGAATGTATATTCCAGGTGATAGTGGTAAACTATCAAGAATCAAAACTATCCAAAAAACATACGAAGGCGGATATACACGTTACAGATTCGAAACTCACAGAGTAGTTTCTTCTAGACCTGCGTATGCACTTAAGAGATATGAAGATGCTTCTGGGTTCTATAAAACATTCCCATTAGAAGGATGTACGCAAACTGCAAAAACAATTGCAGAATTACTAGCAGCAATTAAGCCAGGTACTGGTTTAGGTAACGCTTTAGTAGATAAAGACAATATTACATTCAGATATGTAGTTGATACATTTGGATCATTAGAGAATGGTGGAATCTTAAATAAGGAAGAATTATCTTTCTTATGTAAAGAAAGACAAAATGCAGCAGCAATTCTTAACGCACCAATGGTGAAAGAATTAAAAGCTTCAACTAACCCAACATTTAAAGATTCATTTGCTCCTTACGGATTTAGTGTAAATCACGTTGCAACTGGAGGTAACTTAGATACTAACCCAACTGCTCTTTACACATTACCATCGATCAATGAAGGTGCGAGTTACGCATTCTACTACGGTCCTGGACTTAATGTAATAGAGAATGGAAGAACTAAGGTAATTCCACCAGCAGCATACGTATCTAACAACTATATCGATAAATATTTAGATGCTTTACCATGGTCAATCATCGCAGGTCCTAGAAGAGGAGTTGTAGGTGGAACTGGAGTACAGTCATTAGAATTTTCATTCGATAAAAATGATAGAGATGTTCTTGAACCATTTGGTTACAACCCAATCGTATTCGAAAGAGGCGTAGGACTAACGATCAAAGGTAATAAAACTGCACAACAAGGAGTTCAATCAGCACTTTCTTCAGCTCACGTAAGAGAAGTATTAATTTACATTGAAGATGGTCTTGCAGAAATACTTAAAAACTACTTATTTGAGTTTAACAGTGCACAAACTAGATTAGAGATCAAAACTCTAGCTGATAACTTTATGGAATCAGTGAAGAAAGATGGTGGTGTATACGACTATAAGAATATCATGGATGGTTCAAACAATACGTCTGAAGTTATCGATAACAACATGGGAATCTTAGATACATTCGTAGAACCAGTTAAAGGTCTAGAAATCTTAGTATCGAGAGTAACTGTTTTAAACACAGGTGAAATCGCAACGGGTAACTTTGCATAATAAACGAACGATATATAAATAAAATAAGAAATTAAAGATATGGCTTTACCACATTATTCAGAGGACCAAACTAGCAAGAAGGGAAGAAACTTCGAGCCCGTTCAAGCTAACCTATTCGAGGTAACAATTTTACCACCGGATGGTGTAGCAGGACAAGAGTTCCTCTTACAACACGTCAATTCAATTAGTGGATTAGATACTATGGCTCCTGCAGTCGACGCAATCGGACAGAAATACAAGTTCTCCGATAGATCTTATGCTGGAATGCCTGGTGCAACTTCCATTGATATTACAGTTGGCTTCTCGCTTAACTTAAACGATTCTAACCAAGCTTACTTGTATAAAACATTAAGACAATGGTATAGAGCTCAATATAATCCAGAAACTGGAGAAATGGGTCTTAAAAAGAATTATGTCGGTACAATCGTTATCGTACAATTTAATAGAGAAGGTGATATTTACAGAAAAATTACTTTAGATGATTGTTTCATCACTTCAGGTGTAAACCTTGTTGGTGAACTTAACTACGAGTCAGCTGACGCAGTAGCATTAGAAGTAGGTTGGAAGTGTGATACTTTTTCAGAAGAGTTGAACTAATTTAATAAATTAAGTATAAAGAACGTGTCTAAACAACACGTTCTTTTTTTAACTTTAAAAAACATAATATAATATTCAGTTAATAAGAGATTATGAGCGATAAACTAACAAAAAAATTACAAGTACTACTTACCGAAGAGGAGGTCAGGGAAGTAAACAGGATTATTCTGAATGACGCTTTGGATAATGAGGCTCGTCCCATTTCCGTTAGCGGCTTCATAAGAAATTTAATTAAAAACGAATTAAGTAATAGAACCGTAGAGCAGAGATCCTACATTAAACAAAATCTTAAAAACCTAAAAAGTAAATAAAATGAGCGAAGACAAAAACAAAATGAGCGCTGAAGAAGCTAAAATGGCAAAAGCTTTAGCTGCTAAAGATGGTATTAACAAACCAACACCTAATGATAATGCTCCTGCAGCCAATGATATGGAAGCAGCAGTAGACGCTGTAGGTTTAGGTAGAGTTAATATGTCAAATTTCACACCGGATAAAGCACAATCTTCTGATAGTGCATTAGGATGGCATGTATTAGATCAAACAACGTTACCATCACAGGGTAAATTTTATCCGGTTGATAGTATCATTAAGATTAGATCTGCAAAGGCTGCAGAGATTAGACATTTTTCTACTATGGATGAAAACAACTACATCGACATGGAAGAGAAACTAAACTCAGTAGTAGAATCATGTGCCCAGATAACAAGTGGTAACAGAAGATTATCTTACAAAGATATTTTAGAAGAAGATAGGATTGTCCTATTACTTTCTATTAGAGATCTTACTTTCCCAGAACCAGAAAACAAACTTATGTTAGCTGGTAAATTTGAGAAATCTAAGAAAAAGCAAGATGTTGAATTATCGGTTAAAAATCTAGTACCATCTATTATAGATGCAGAAATAGAAAGATATTACGATGATAAGCAAAGAACTTATGTTATTAAAACACGTTCTGCTGGTGAAATCATAATGAGCCCACCGACGATTGGTGTGATGCAAGAAATTACTCAATATCTAAAAGATCGTAATGAAAAGGAAATAGAGTTTGATAAAGCATTTATTCAAGTATTACCTTATATACAAGGCGACTGGAAAACTTTAAGCCTAACAAAAATATTTCAATTAGAAATAGACTATAAGGCATGGGACCAGAAGAAGTTTATGATTGTATATAGATTAGCTGAAAGAATGAGGATCGGTGTTCAAGCAACACTAGAAACTACCGTGGACGGAGATTTGGTGAAAGCCCCTCTTGAGTTCCCAGGTGGCATCAAAAGTCTTTTCATTATTTCAGATCTCGCTGGAGAATTACTTTAAGACAAAGTTCTACCTGGGTATACATCTTAGGATGCAGCCTTCAGAGATCGAAAACATGTACTACTACGAATATTGGTATTATGTCAAGAATCTGTCGGAGTACATCAAAAATAAGAATAAGCAACAAACGGATCAACAAGAACAGGCTGACAGTCAACAGAGCTCAATGAGTTCTAAGTACAAAACGCCTTCGATGCCCAAGATCCCCTCTATAAAAACGCCATCGTTTAAGATGCCGAGAATGTAGAGATATATAATAAGAGTAAGGGTATGTTTTCCCAAGCATGCCCTTTTCTTTTTAAAAATATTAATTTAGTTACATGCCAAGAAAGGATCCATTAGCTAACGCATTTGATAAACTTAATTCAAAAGGAGGTGTATTAAACGAGATTAGTGCAAATACACTAGTTGTAGCTGAAACATTCGACGAAGGCGGCGAAATATTTGATAGAATAGATCGAATGGTTACGGCCATCGAAACTATTGTTGATAGTACGAAAACTGGCAAAGGAGGAGTACAAGAAGCAATTGTATTAAATCTAGTAGCACCTACTCTTAAACCGATTGGTTTAGGTATGGGCTTTATTATTGACGCGTTAAACCAGGCCGAGAGTGCTGATGATTTAACGTCAAAATTTGGCGCACTTAACGCTGGATTAGTAGTATTAGGAGATATAGGTAAATCTATATTAATGTTTGCTGCAACAATGGTAATAGGAATACCAATCTTAATGATTGCAGCAGTAACTGCACCTGTCTGGGTTGGCGGTATTTATGTTATTATACAGGGTATTAAAATGGCAACTAAAGATCTAAAAGAAGGCGAGTTGGATAAATTGATAATACTCCATGCGATTGGTCATTCAATCGTAAAATTTGGACTGATGATGGCAGCAATGGTATTAATAGCACCTGTTGCAATTATAGGTATGTTATTTACAGTACCTTTAATTCTAGGTATTGTTGCTATGGCAAAATACATTAATGAACATTTAGATGAAAAGCAACTAGATAACTTTAGAACCTTTAATGAAAGTATGGTAATACTAGGTCTTGGTATTTTAGCAATTGGATTATCACTGGCCTTTATGGCATTGGCGTTTAAGCAAGTTATGATGGGTGTGTTAGTTACAATTCTAGTACTTGGTGCATTAGGAGCAGTCTTCATGTTATGGGAAAAGGTATTTAAAATAGATCAAACAAAAGCAGAAGGCTATGCAAAAGCATTAGCATTCTTAGGGCTTGGTATTATTGGTATTGGATTAGGTCTAATGTTAATGAACGCATTTGCTGGAGCAATCATGAAAGGTTTGCTTGTAGCATCACTTGTACTGGTGGTATTAGGTGGTATATTCTGGCTCTTCCAGAAAATGGGCATTTCTAGAACTATTAAGAAAACATCAATGGGCTTAATTTTAGCCGCTGGTGCAATTTTAGCACTATCTGTCGCATTAGCACTTTCTAATTTAATATTACCAGGATTCCTGGAAACATTATCAATATTAATAACAGTAGGTGCAGTAGGACTTACTTTCTATATACTAGGGAAACAACTAGGCAGTATAATTAAAGGTGGCCTTGCGGTCATAGTTATGGCACTAGGCCTATTTGCACTATCAATTGGTATTGGATTTATGAGATTAGCACTTCCTGATCCAGAAACAGCAATAGGCATGTTATTATTTATAGGTGGACTAGGTCTTGCATTCGGTTTAATAGGCATGGCAGCTGCTCAGGTAGCTTTAGGTGGTCTTGCAATGATACTTGTAGGAGTTTCATTAATAGTCATTGGCTTAGGTGTAATGGCATTAATGGCTTCATTACCAACTATTGAAGAGGGACTAGGTATGTTAGCATTAATTGGCGGACTAGGTATTGTATTTGGTGTTGCTGGTTTAGCGGCCGCATTTATAGCATTAGGTGCTGCCTCGATGATGGTTGCAGGTGTAGCATTAATTATTATAGGAGCTGGTGTTGCAATTATGTCAGCAGCTACTAAAGATGTTACAATGGATCAAGTTCTTGTAATGGGAGCAATTATAGGAGGTATCGGAGTTGCCATGGCAGCAGCCGGTGTAGTTTCTCCTCTGATCTTATTAGGTTCTGTTGCAATGACAGCAGCAGGAGTTGCAGTATTAGCAATCTCTGTTGGTATCGGAGCTCTATCATTACTTGACTTTTCTAAATTAGGTACTATTTCTGAAAAAGGTAGTAAGGCATTTAACTGGTCTGGTGAAAAAGGCTTCTTCGGTGGTAAGAAAACTAACTTTGAAACAGCAATGGATGCCATCGCAGATGGTATGGCATTAGGACCATTAGCAATTATAGGTATTATGGCAGGTGCGCCAACCTTGATTTTAGCAGGAGCTGCATTAACAGGTATTGCATTAGGACTTAGAGTATTTACAGCAGTTATAGGAGATGTTGATTTACCTAAACTAAGTGATAATGTAAAAATGATCGTTGCAGGTCTAGCAGATACATTTGCCGATGTTGGTAGAAAATACCCAGGAGGTGGCGGTGGAATTCTAGCTGCTCTAACTGGAAGCGGTGGTGATAAATCAGTCGTAGCACAAGGTATTTCTGCAGTTGGCGGAATGGGTAAAGCACTTACAGGTATTGCTAAAGGTGTACAAGCCATGGCAATGCTTAAATTCCCAACAGGATTTGATAAAGAAGGTAATCCAACAGGATTTGAAACTATAGATCTAACAAGCGCAGTACCAAACTTAATTGCCAATACTAAATTATTAGTAGCGGGTTTAAGTTCTGTGTTTGCAGAGGTTGGAGAATCTAAAGCAGCACAGGGCAGTTCATGGTTTAGTTCCTCTTCTTATGAAAAGGGTATTGATGTTGTTAAGAAAATGGGTACTCCATTATTTAACTTAGCAAATGGTGTACAGGCTATGGCTAATCTTAAGTTCCCAACAGGTTATGATAAAGATGGTAATCCAACAGGATTTAAAGCAATTGGTAATGTAGACGGACTAGTCAAGAAACTTGCTAAGAATACAAAAGCACTTATTATAGGTTTAGCAGGTGTATTTGAAGATGTTGGTAAATCTGGAGTTGGTCAAGATGGTGGATGGTTTTCTGCATCTAATTTTGAAAAAGGAGCTGAAATCGCACTAGCATTATCAGATCCTTATGCTTCATTAGCTGACGCAGTAGAATCTGTTACTAAAATCACATCTGGTATTTCAAATGCAGGTGAGGTTAGAGAAAAGGTAACAGCTATGATAGACGCTATTACTGGTGGAGATAACGTAGACATAGATATGAATGCGAAAAAGAATTTAATAGCAACTATCGGAGCTACTTATGAAAAATTAGGTACTGCAATTCCGTTAATCGTTGAAGCAATTACTAAGTTTACTGTTGAAAAAGGTAAAGCATTTGCATCTATTTTTGGTGGTGAAACTCCACCTGAAATGTTTGAAGCAAAAAACAAAATGCTTAGAACATTAGCAACATCTTATATGAGAATGGCAGTTGCTATTCCATTAATTGTAGGATCTATTAATACAGTAGAGGCCGAACCAATGAATGAGTTCACTAAATTATATGGTGGAATTACTCAAGACGTTGAAGTTATGGCAACTAGAACTACGCTTTTCCAAGCAGTAGGAGATTCATATCAAAAAATAGGAGGTGCTGCACCACAAATTTCAGCTGCAATTAATGGTACTAACCTAGAACAAATGGCAGCATGGAAAAACATGTTTGTCGGTGATGTTGGATTTTTAAGACCAATTGCA